TTCTTTTCCTATAGTATCTTCATTTTTAGAACAATACAATTCATTTAACTTTTTGTATTTGTTTTCTATAAACTCATGATATGTAAGATGTGTATAATATTTTTTCTTACTTCCACTACCTTCAGTAAATCTACTTACTGTTATTAACCCATTAATATATGAATTAGTATATGCGAAAGGTAGAACAACATCTCCATCTATATAATCAATTAATGTTTTATCTCTTTCTTGTATTCTACAGTTACACCTGTTCCTAATGCAAATACCTTTTCCAAAAATACTGGGAAATTTACCATAAACCCATTTTCTTTACTATTTAATACATCCCACAATCTTTTTGTGTTCTTTTTATTGTCAAGTGTTATTTGTACCTTTTCAGACCATTCTAATTTTGTAAAATCTTCACATAATTTTTTTGGCATATTTAAAGTATATCTTTCACATTCGCATATAGAACCATCTGCCATTTTTACATTAAAATAATGGAAGTCGTTTACATTTCCTCTATACCAACTTTTCCATATTGCCATCATATCATAAATACTACCTACAACTACATTTACTCCCTTTTTAGATAATGTACCTTGTATATCGTTATATAGTTTCTTTCATATCACTCCTTAATGTTTAATTTATTTAAGTTATCTTTTATCCAATATTGAAATATATCTTGTGTATGATCTGCATAATAATAAGAGTAATCATTACACCAACTATTAAAATATGGTTCTTGTCCAACAAATTCTTTTTCTTCTTTATTTGGCTCTGGCTTACCTTTTTCAATAGTTCCTTCTTTCCACATATAATTTTCGTTTTCTTTTCTAAATATTGAATTGTTATTAGTGTTTAATACTCTAAACTTTCCCATTGATAAAAATGTTTGAGAATAATCTATCAATTCTTCTTTATTCTTACCTTTATTAACTGGGTGTAATCTTATACCATAATCTTTATAGAACTGATTTTTTAATGCACCTTCTGCTGAATCTATTGTTTCTTGGTCTTCGGGTGCTTTCCATCTTTTAAACATAGCTACTCTAAAATTAAATATATCCTTTGACAATTCACTAGGTGCTTTCTTAACTGTTTTTTCGTGTGGGCTGTAATAATACAAGTCTAGTAAATACCAATACCCATCTGTTGCATAACCAAAACAACCACAAGTAGTAGCACTTGTTTGATGCCCACCATCTATAGAAAAATCAAGATATATTATTCTTAACTTGTTAGCTTCTATATAATCCTTGTCAACATATTCTATAAGCTCTGGGTTGTATATCATTCCTTCCATACCAATTACTTCACCTAGATATATCCACCTATATCTTTTATTATCAAACTTTTCCATTCTTTTGGCTTCTTCTATAAACATTCTACCTAACCATTCTTTAGGTACTGTTCTATAGTCAGATTCAGTCATCAAAACATCTTCTCTTCCTCTCATTTTTTCTACCCATTGATTAACCCAATGATATTTATTTTTAGGAGGATTAAAAGAATATAAAGTAATAAACCAATCATCATTACCTCTTGAGAATGTTGCTATTATTTGTTCAATTTGTTCTTCATCCTTAAATTCTGTTAATTCTTCAAACCAAACAATCTTGATAGGTGTGTTTTCATCTATCATACCTTTTAACTTTTCGTAGTCATCTGCACCTGCGAAATATATTGTATTACCGTTGTTCAGTTTAACTCTTAACGGTTGTAATGTACAAGTATAGTCTATACCTTCAACAAGCTTTAATCTTTTCAAAGCTCTTTTGATTTCTTTATACACACTATCTCTTAAGGTGTTTTGATATTCACGAATAATTATTGCACTACATTCTTTTTCAGTAAGACAATGCATAGGTATTTTAATTGAGTTCTTACTTGTTTTAGTAGAACCTCTACCACCTTTATCAATTTGTCTTGGTTTCTTTGAATTAAATGTACTCCAAAATGATGGCGCTATTATTTCACTAATTTTCATCTACATCACTTGGCAGGTCATTTATTATTTGTATTCTATCTGTGTGAGTGGTATCTATTTCTTGTTTATCTACCCATCCAAAATTATTTTTTAAGTTAAATATAACACCTGTTACGCTTTGTTTATATAAACACATTTCTAAAAATTCTTCTACTTTTTGTTTGGCTTTTTTTATTGTGTGGAAAAACTCTTCTTCTTTTGAATAATTTAAAAGACTTTTTCTATCTAAATCTAGAGCTAACGCTAACCCTGTTATTGTGTAAGGATAACCTTTTTTATCACAATTCTCAAAATATTTATTTATCTTTTCTTGCATTTCTTCTGCTTTAGTATATTTTTTAGGTCTACCAACTTTCTTTTCCTTTGATACCACCTCTTTTCTTCAATTTGGTTGCAGGGGTAGGACTTGAACCTACGACCTTTGGCTAAAGAGACCAACGAGATACCACTTCTCCACCCTGCGATATAAAAAAGAAAGGTTTATTTTTCTTTCTTTGTATCCTTATCCTTTTCTTCACACTCTCTTTGTTTAGGACATCTCTTGCATTTATGTAACATACAATTTATGTCTACTTTATCTTCCTTTTTTTCTTTCATTGTTTTATCACCTACAAAAAAAGAAACTAAATATAGTTCCTTAAAATGAAAAATAAAAAACATTTGTGCTTTTTAATTAGCACTACATCAGATAATACACAACCACTTACACTAAATCGCATTTATTATTTTAAAAATAATGTTCCAAGCTATTAGTTGGACTGTCCCGAAATAGCCTCCCATTTTTCATATCGGTGTTTTGTTTCAATCAGGGGTTTAGTTAATAGACACTCAATCTAATCCTCAAAATCGGCTAAAGGCTTAATTAAAACTGCTATAATAGTATATTATCCAATGTACTGATAGTTAAATCAGCACTACAATTGTAAGAAGTTTCGCCTGCTATACAACAAGCCCCAATAGAGTACATAACCTTAGTTATTTGTACTGCTCACTACTTATGATATATTTCCCAATGGTTGCATATAATTAAACTTCGCAACAAAGCATATATCATAGTTAGGACATCATCTACTCTGGGTAGAAATGTAAGAAAATTAAGGCTCTACAATCTACTGACCTATTGAATAAATACTCAATGCTTCAATTCATAGACCCTTTATAAAAGATATTTTTTTTTCCTTGTATCTTTAATAGATACTGAACCAATATTTATTATTAAGTTTTCTATAATAGCTAATCCTAATAGAAAAATAGTGTCACAATGACTCAAATTAACTATACCTTTCATAAATATCAGTTCACTACCTAATAAGATAGTGTTTTATAGTTAAAAGAATAAAAAAGGGATTGTGGTTTGTTTTACACATTTCCACAATAACATATTACTATAACTACTTTCCACTTTTTTCCACTCTTTCAATTTTGTTGCAAATATTATATATTTGGCTTTTCCCTATTCCATTGTGATTAGCAGATATTTTTGCATTACTCCATTTGAATAACTTCTTTTCCATATATATTTGTTTATCATAGTCATTTGCATTTTTATATATGCTATATTTCTTATCTTTTAATCTTGTTAAATTATCTAGTTTTTTTATAGCATCATCAAGATATATAGACATTTGTGTTAATTCTAGTAAAGCTCTTTCTCTATCACCTTTACCACCTTTTACTAATTCTTTTGATGGATCTGATGCTTTAACTCCTACTTTAGCTTCTAATCTTTCCATTTCATCTTTATAATATTCTATATCTGATGTTACATCTGCTATACTTTCTTTTAGTTCAAATAACTCCATTAATTCCTCCTAAATATTCTTCCCCCCCTGAATAATTTAGTTCTATTTATTCAATATATCTATTATTTCATTTATCTTGTCTGCTAATTTTCTTTGTTTGCGGTGAAAATGCTTTCTTGGAAGCTTTTCAATTCCATTTTTTAATGGTTTTAAAATTTCTATTGTTTTATCAAACATACAACTCTCTAAATAACATTCATGTAAATAACTTCTATAGTTTTCATCTACTTTATGCTCATCTATCATTGTATAATAGTTAAATTCTTCTCCATCATATTCAGCTTTATAATCACAACTATAACTACATATTTTTGCTCTTATATATTCTGGTGCATTTCCATTTCTTATTAATCCTAACAAATCATAATAACTTATCATTTACTCACCCCTATCAAAATGTTCACTTAATTTTCCATTTTTCATTCTTACATATTTTGAAATTATATTTTTATAGTTAACTACGAACCCTTCAACATTTCTATTTACCTTTTCACAATATTTCGTATAAATACTATCTAAATGTTCTTTTGTAGGAATTACATTTAATTCTGCTACTTCTGGAACTACACCTATAAAACTTGGTATTTCTTGATTATCAAATGGATATTTAAATAAACTATGTTCATAAATTAAATTGTATAAATTAAATTCATCATCTATATTTGCTTTTGCAAACATATAGATCCTTTTATCAAATTCATCAACAGAATATTTTAAACATCCCATTCCTATCCATTCTCCACAGATACAAGCATTATTTAATAAATGTTCTTTTAAATATTCTTTATTGTTTTTAAACCATCCATATAAGCCTTTATATAAAATGCCTCTTGCTTCTTCAAATTCAGTTTCACATATAATATTTTTTCTTTGAGCTATATATAATAAATCTTCCTTTTTAAAAATTACCATATTACTTCCATCTATTTTTTCAGTAATATATACTTTATCTCCTACACAACTTACTCTTTTTGTTTTTGGATATATTTCTTTCTTAATCATTACTTATTCACTCTCCTAATCATCTTCCTCTAAAAATACATATTCTTTGTCACTTTTAATATTTTCTATTGTTTCAATAGCAACATCCAATTTATTTAATTCTTTATCTATTATGCTTTCACATTCTTTTGACAACTCATAATATTCAGCACACACTTTAATTTCATATATTTCATCTAATGCTTCTCTTAATTTGTTTAAAGTTTCTAACTCCTTTTCAATTTTAATCACTTATTCACTCTCCTTTATATTCGTTTTCACACCCATGACATTTAAAAGTTCCATCATCATATTGAGTAAAGACATTAGCTCCACATTCACATTTGAAATTTCTAGCACCAACAGATACCATTGTGTTATTATCAATAACTTGCTTCTCCTTTATGTTTGCTTTGTCTAGGATTTCTACCAATTCATCATATACTGTCAAATCTTCATAATACCAATCTGCACCCATACCATCTTGACATATGCATCTATTTTTATTTTCTTTTACAAATTTATTTATTTCATCAATAACACTTTTATATAAATCTCTTTGTTTTTCTAGCATTAAAATATTATCAAATCTGTTTTCTGCTACTCTTGAAAGCCTTTTATTATTAATCATTAATTGTTGATTTTCTTGTTGTATTTGAAGTATTTCATTTAACATTTTGTCAGTTAAATATCCAAATTCGCCATGTCCACCTAAAGGAATTGCTAATAATGTATCAACCTTATTATCTTCAATACATTTTTTAATTTCATTGTTTATCATATTTAACATTTTTATAGTTTCTTCACTCATTATTACCACTCTCTATTTCTAATAAATCTATTATATTTCCATAATAAGGGCTATATTCACTTACAATGTATTTACCATGTGTCATTACAATTTCAAAATAGTCGTTTAATTCTTTTATATAAAGTATTTGATTTTTATTAATATAAATTTCATCTGTTATTTGTATCATTATTACCACTCTCTATTTCATTTAACTTTGATAAACAAATTTTAAAACCATAATACATACCATCACTATAAATATCACTTGCTAGTTTATCTTCTAACCACTTCTTCAACTCTTTCCAGTTGGTTTCTAGTTGTGTTATATAGTCATTTAACACACTTGCATAATACTCATCATCATTAAACGAAAGGTTTCTTTTATGTTTATCTCTATAAATACTTGTTTTAAACCTTAAAGTTTCTAATATATAACTTATATCTTCTTTCATTTCACAAACACCTCCTAATTAACCTAATTTCCATATCAACCATAATTTTATTTGTATTGGAATTAATTGTAGTTTATTTTTTAAACCAACATAATCAGTTGTAACTCTACCTGTATCAGTATTTGTAGCATAACAACCACCATGCCCATTTATCTTTTTTTCTAGGTATTCTTCTTGTTTCTTTATTTTTCTTAATATGTCTTTTCTTTTCATAATACCCGCTTAATCATTCCAACCTAATTCTTCTACTTGTTTGTTTATGGCTTTTAGTTCTAAAAGGTTAATTGGAACACTGTTGCCATAATAATCATACTTTTCTACTGTTTCATCATTCATTTTCCTAAAATTAATTGTTATAGGTGAAGTATAGAGTTGATTACTTTTAATATCTTTAGAATATGTTAAATCCCATTCGTTTGAACCATTTTCTAAATACCCTAATTCTTCAAACATCTCTTTTGCACTCATTCTTTAACCACCAATTCATCTTTTATCTTTAACATACTTTATACTCCATACTTTCAAATTGTTCTTTTGTTACTATTGATTTAATATCATCTACCTCAATATAATTTTCATAATCAAATTTGCCATTTACAACTTTTAACCCTATTCGTTTAGGTTCTTTTCTTCTATCTATTCCATTAAAATAAGTTACAGAAAAATCTACAACTTTATACCCATTAACATAATCTCCTACTTCTATTAGGTCTATTATGTTATGACTTGCTTTTTTGTACTCAAACATTCCTTGATACATTCCTATAGGATAACTTGCTAATCTTACTACCGTTTGGTCAAAATCTTCTGTATTTATTTCTATTACTTTATCTATCTTTCCTTCTTGTGTTCTTATATACATATTTGGTTTTAAATTCATTTTTCCACCTCATATTCATCACATACTGTTCTTGTGCAAGGATAATACACTGGTTGCATCATACTTACATCTCCTATTTTTTGACTTATATAATAAACACAAATATCTTCGATTTCGTGACTTTTAATACATTTTCTATTTTCACAACCACATAATAGAATTAAAGGTACCAGCAATATAATTAATTTATTCACAATTATTCCCTCCATCTATATAACAGGCTTGTCCTTTTTGAACTCTATTTTGTATATCACTTAATAATGTTCTACAAGTTGATAAATCTCTATCATATTGTTTTTGTAATGTATTATATTCTTCTTGTAATTTATCCTTTTCATTTTGTAATTTATCAAAACTAGGTACTACGAATATTACCAGCATAAATGTAGCAACTAATATACCTATCCAATAACTACCAAAACTAAATTCTTTCATCTAATATCACACTCCTTAATTTATAAAATCAAATATGTTTGTTTGACCCTCTATTTCATTCGTTTGTTTGTCTTTGCTTTCAGTTTGTTTTAATTTTCTTTTCAAATTTTGAATTTCTCTATTTTTTTGTTTTAATTTTTGAATTAATAATAAATTGTCGCTTTCTAATAAACGTACTTTTTCATTTAATTTAATATCCATTACTGTTACCTTCCTTTTTGTTTAAATACTTAATTAACATATCAACAATTACTTTTTTTAAATCCTTATTCTTTTTAAATGATTTATAAATATCAAGTTCCTGTTCTAACAATTTATTTTGATTTTTTAATTGTTTAATTTCATATAGAGCATCATAATATAATTGTTCATAATCTTTCATTTTTTATTTTTCCTCTTTTACTAATTATTTGAGCTATTAAATACCCTGCTTCTGTTAATTCTTTTTTGTTATACCTCAAATTATTTTTATTCATAATCAATTCTTCTGCTCGATTAATTGCTTTTAAATTTTTTGGATCTAAATTTAATTTATTTCCATCTAAATAAATAATTTTATAGTCCTTTGGAATTTCTCCAAAATTTTCTTCATAAATTACTCTTGATTTTAATTTCCATTTATTAGGTTCAGCAACCTTTATTTCGACAAAACCATCTATAGTAATTCTTTCGCTACCTACTGGTCTATGATTGTGTGGAATATTCCCTTTCTTAAATGTTGTTTTTCTACATCCATCTTGTGATTCTTTTGGCATATAATCATCCCATTTTTTTCCTTTATTGTGAGTTGTATAACCTTTTTGAAATTGTCCTGTTAGTCCACTTTTTAATTTATGATTTGCTCTAAAATTTTTTTACTTTTTCAGGAGTCATCATATCTCCAAATTTTTTATTAAACATATCGCATAATTCTCTAGCTGTTTTCATGTAGTTATTATTTATTAGAAATTCTTTTTGTTCTTCTGTATATTTATTCATTTCTATCGCTAATAGATAACATTTTTGGCATTTCTTTTTTTCCACCATACTCATTTGAATATTTTTGAGCACTTAATACTAAATTTGCATTATCTATAATGCTTTGGGCAACATTAGTAATTGCTTTACTTCTTTTTATTTCTCTTTCCAACTGTTCATCGGATTCTAGCTCTTCGTTATCATTTAATCTTTCTAATTCTTCAAATAAATAATCATTTAATGCTTTTAAATCATTTTTCATACCATTTTTATTTTCCATTTTTTTCCTCCTTTTTAGGTCTTCCTGGTTTTCTTTTTACAGGTTCTATTAATTCTTTTATATCTTCTTCTGTTAATATCCTATTTACATATGTTGTATCTAATTTTTCAGTTATAGTTTTTAATCCTTGAATCAACATTTGTCTATTAGTTTTTATATTTAGCTTTAATGAATTATTTAAAAAATAAACACCTATAGATTTATCTTGTTTTACTTTTCTTCGATTTAAATATAACTTTTGCATTTTTGAATATAACTCTTTTAGATTTACACTTTTTATATCTGCATTTTCTATTAAATGTTCAAAGTCACTATTCAATTTATCAAACTCTGATAACTTATCATCTAATCGTTCTATATAATCTTCTGTCTTATTTAAGATTGATACTGCTTGAATTATATTATCTACAATATTTATTTCTTCTATTTTCATATAGGTTCCTTTAGTTTGTAAACAATTATATCTACACCGCATTCATTAGATAAATCTTCAAATAATTTGCTTACTTCTTCCCAGTTTCCTTTGGCTATTCCACATCCATATTTATAAGGAATTGCTATTGTAAAATTGTTCAATTTACAACTTTCTAATAAACCTCTAAATACTATCTCTATATCCTCTAAATTTGTTTCAAAATTTCTTTGCGTAAAACAATTAGCAATATATTTTTTATTTTCTATTTTACATACTTGATATTGACCGTATAATAATCCACTAAATTTATCACAAAATTTTTTATATTGTTTTTCAACTTGCGGGTAGGCTTTAGCTATTTGTAAAGCCAATCCCCCACCCATAACACCATCTTCGTTTACTTGATGACATATTATATTTTCAATTGATTGTAATATATCTCCTTCTTTAATTATTAACATTTTGATTTAACCTCTTATCTATCATTTTTCCATAAATACCACATTCATTTAATGGAACTTCTCTTAATACTTTAATTTCAGATGTTCTTACTTTGCCTTCTGTATAAATAGGCATAACTATATCTTTGATTTTTGTTTCTACTTCTATAATTGCTAAATCACTCCAACAACTTCCAAAATTTAAAGCCCAATTTAAATGTGCAATATGAATTCCTCTACCACAATCTTCATATACATCTTCATTGCAAACTTCTTTTTTTGTTTTTCCTATTACATACTCAAAACTTCTATTCCAATCTGACACATATTTACCATCTATTTTTCTTACTGCTTTATAAAAGATGGCTTTTGTTTTTGTATGTTTTATTCCATAAAAATCCATAAATTCGTTTATAGTTTTAGGATTATATACAATTCTTGCATTTCCAGATATTTTAATTTTTGGTTGAGCCCATTTATCAGGATAATCTACAACTTGACAATTACCTTGTGCTACAACTGATGAGTTTTCCCTTGCTACAACTGATGAGTTTTCCCATGCTTCAACTGATGAGTTTCCCCATGCTTCAACTGATGAGTTTTCCCATGCTTCAACTGATGAGTTTTCCCTTGCTACAACTGATGAGTTTTCCCGTGCTTCAACTGATGAGTTTTCCCGTGCTTCAACTGATGAGTTTCCCCTTGCTACAACTGATGAGTTTTCCCTTGCTACAACTGATGAGTTTCCCCATGCTTCAACTGATGAGTTTTCCCTTGCTACAACTGATGAGTTTCCCCATGCTTCAACTGATGAGTTTTCCCTTGCTACAACTGATTTATAATATTTATTTTTTACGATTGCTCTATCCCAAAGAGTCCCAAACTCAATATATATTCGCCCTTTGTAATCTAAAGGTATCATATCTAATTCTTCTTGTGTTTTTACTATAATTTCTTCTATTTTTTCATAATCTATTTTTTTACTCATTATTTTAATCCTCCTATTATTCTTAACTATTTATACTTCTTCAATTTCTATTCCATACTTATAAGCAAACATTTTCTTTTTTAACTTGTAAACCTCTGTGCGAAAGCCTTTTGTATCAACTATGTGCAATTTATTGTCTTCTACTGAAACATAGCTAAAATCTGCTCTATATGTAATTTTTTGATATGTTTTTCCATTAACTTTAAAAGATGGTTGCAATTCGTATGATTTTTGTAATTCTAAATCTTTTATTATTCCTTTTTCTTCTAGTAATTTAAGTTTTATATAATATGCCATTTCACAATTACTATCGAACTTTATTCCGTCATACATAACCTTTTTATTTTTATATTTGTTTTGTTTAACATCTATAGAATTTCCTAACAACTTTTCATATACTTCTTTATTAACTCGCATATAACATCTCATCTCTTTTTATTTCTTCTGGACTTCTTACATCTATTCCTACTTGTTTACATTCTTCTATTAATCCTGACATTAATATTGCAAATTCACTTGTATTTAACTCGTGGCTAGGAGTAAACACATGATATACTGTGTACTCCTTACCATTCTTGCTAATCATTGATTTTTTTTCGTAATATTCAATACCTCGTATTTCTTTATCACTTGGCACTAATATTTCATATCTTTGGGAATAATTTTTTAACATTTCAAAATGTATTTCTTCTATTCCTATTTTTGTTGCTAAAGATAATTCTCCTATTAACTTCCAATATTTTGAATTTTGTTGTTTATTTCTTTGTTCTTTATATTCTTTTAATTCATAAATCTTTGTAGAATCTAAATCATATAAAATTGAACTTAATTTTTTAGGTGTTCCCCTATATGTTCCCATAAATTACTCCAGGAAATTATCATCTATTGAAACTTGTTCTCCAAATTCAGCAAATGGATCTGTTTCTTCTTTTTGTTCTTCTGGTCCATCATATTCAGGTTCAGGTCTTTCATCTCTAGTTTTATTTTCTAAAAATAGTAAATTTTCAACTCTTACATCTGTTGTATATCTTTTTGTTCCATCTTCTGCATCATAACTACCTGTTCTTAATTTTCCAGTAATAGCTATTTGACTTCCTTTTTTCATATATTTCGTTAAATTTTCTGCTGTTTTATTCCAAAAAACGCAACTTATAAAATCAGCGCTTTGTTTACCTGCTTCTTTATCTTCTTTACTTAATCCTCTATCTACTGCAAGATTCACTCTTGAATATGCTTTGTTATCAGTTGTATATCTTAATTCAGGATTTGATACTAATCTTCCTACTAAATTTACATTATTCATTTTCTTTCTCCTTTTTTTCTTTATTTAATTCTTTTATTGCATTCATTTTTTCAACTCTTAATTTTGTTTCTTCTTTTTCTAATTCAATGTCATAACATCTTTTTACAATAGATTTATAAAATTCAAAATCAACCATTTTTATAAATTTTAATATTTTATCATCAAAACGATAATCATCTATAGTTATTTCGCTATAATCCCTATTTAGTTTTGCATTAGTAGCAATAAATTCTTTTATTTTTTCTAATACCCATTTATCATTATCGTTTGGTCTTTCCTTAAGCAATAAATCTCTATATTCGCTTAGACTAATTGTTATATTTTTATCTTTCATATTTTTAATTCCTCCAATTTTTCTAATATTTCTTTTTCTGTCTTTGGTATTATCTCTACCAATTGACCTAATTCTCTTTTAGGTAGCCATATACAATAGCATTTATCATATTTATTTCCTTTTGCTAATTGATACATACCTAACTGCCAACTCAAATATTCTTTATCAAGTTCAGCAGTAAATTTTATATCTAATAAACAATTTAAACCTTGTACTTTTCCAATCATATCTAAAGTTCCACAATACAAATATTTATAACTAACTATCTGTTCTTGTTCTGTAGGAACTATTTCATATTTTTTTACAAGTCTTAAGTATTCTTTGATACATATTTGTAAATCTTTATTTTCTATTTTTTGCGCTTCTTGTTGTGCAATATTTAAATCACTAACATCTAGATTTTCAATTATTGAATGTCCTTTACTTCCAAATATTGCTTTATTACTTAATACTTTTTTATCAATACCTTTGTACTTATCAGGGAATATTAGTTCGAGAATTTGTGTCACGGACTTGACTAATATTCCATCCTTTAAATACAAATGTGGTTCTTCTAAAAAATTAATCATTAACTGTTAACACTAAACTTGCTTTTGTTTCCGATGTTTTAGAATAAGCTTCATAAATATCAGGACATTCAGTTTTTAATCTTGTAGTGTCTAAAGTTGTTCTTACACTACCTTTTCTAATAGTTGCTGATAAACCATTTATTGAGAAATGTTCCATTCCTACTTCTTGCATAGCTTCCATTAATCCTTCTTTTAATAATTTTTCTTGATATTCCATTTCTTTTTTTGCTTTATTAAATTCAATTATTTTTTGAACCAAATCTTGTGATACTACTATTTCATTATTTTCTATTTTTACAATTTCATTTTCCATTTCTAATTCTTCACTTTTTTTCTCTTCTTTC